CTCTTGTTGTACTTCTCAATAAATTCTTCTTGATGATTAAAGATCTGCAAGTTTACTTTAACATCTTGTACACAGTACTCAAGCATCGACTCGTTGAATGCGTCCCATCCTCCAGTATACTCTTGTTTATGTACACCAAGATGATTGCCCCAGCACTCTAGAGAGTTGCCACCCAATGGGTGCTGCCCCTTGTCTGGGTACATCATTCGTGATACGACCAGTGTATCAAGACACTTAGACATATCAATGCCACCGTACAATCTATTCAGTACGGGAACATCATAAGCAATAATGTTGTGACCAATAAGCTGGTCTGCTTTCTTGAGTAAATCAATACCGTCCTGTATTTCACAGGGACCGAATGTGTTTACCTCTTGTGTATCTACATTGATAGTTACAAGGCAATGTACTTGAGTTACCTCAGGTATGATATCGCCTTTCTTGTTTAAGTTAAGTTCGTTTAATCCATTTGCTTCGATATCAAATACGATCCGGTTCATAGGGATCTCCTTTATCTATTCTTTGTGTATCTCCATGTTGCTTTAGATTGGAAGACAGCGGGAGGTAAGCCCTCCCCTCTGTCTACCTTTACAGTATTATAAACTCTTCCATCGGGAAACATGACGGATGAGTACTGGTCTTTACCAATAGAGTAAGACGCAGTAATTTTTTCTAGTTCTCTTTTGATTTCTACTTTAGATTTAAAGTTGTCTTCGGCATCCGTAATATTAATATCATGGATACCGTCTGGTAATATAGTAAGGTCTTTGTCAATACTAATCGAACGATCAGAATCAATCATTTCAATAGGGTTAATCTCACTCATTACTAACAGGTTCGAAAGAAACCTCTCCTGTTTCTGCTACAGCGTATTCAATCTCGTCAAGTCTACCTGACTTGCGATCAAAGTAAAGAGCCGTAGCAATACCTGCTCTACCAGTAAGTCGGTTCTTTAGAATCCGAACTATTGTAGTGTTCGCCATACGTTCATCCGGGTTTTGCCTATCTCGCTCAAGACTAAGAACAACATTAGGCACGGAAGCCAGACTACCAGAACCACGCAAATCTTGAAGGGTAATACGATCACCTTCTTCATACGCTTTGCCACTCTTCTTAAGTTGTGACACGACATCAATACGTACTCCTGTTCTAGATACAAGCGATCTCAATTCTTTCATGATGTTATCAATAAGCAAACGCTCTGAGTTACCACCATCAAAGTCTGAGATATCACCCATCAAACCTGTAGCAGCAGCAGTAATATGATCAAGTACAATAACATCCACCCCAAGCGATACCGCCATGAACTCGATGCGAGCGCATAGATTCTTGAGTCCGTTGTTGCCCAAGTGATCATAAATATAGAAAGATGTTTCAGACAATTGCTTACGTGCATCAGCATATTCTTCATCAGTAAGATCATCAATAACCTCCATGTGAATAGGATCTTTGCCCATCTGTTCTCGCAATTGATTTAAAATACGAGCAGCCTTGATACTTCTCACTGGCTTGTTAAGCATGAGAGAAATCATATCATCAAGAGTTTCTTGTGGCGATTCCTCAAGCATGATAGCACCAACACTACGTCCTTCCTCAAGGTGGTGGTGCATAAGCTCACGCAGAATTGTAGACTTGCCGGAGCCAGTACCCGAACACCACAGGCTAATCTCACCAGAACGTTGACCAATAAGAAACTCGGTCAACTGGTTGAACGGAAATGGATACACTCTTGCTTCTGAAATGTCTGTATTATCTTGAACTTTAGACACGTGTACAATCTCGTCGGGACTGTATGCTTGTGCTTGCCAGAATGAATTGATCAGGTCAGTAACCACACCCTTCATCAAACATTCATTAGCATCTTTGAATGGCATCGTACCAATCTTTGCTTTACCTGCGGGCAACAACTCTGCAACTTCCTTGGCTGCTTTCTTGCCTGCATCATCTTGATCGAACATAAGAATAACTTCATCAAACGATGAGACAAATTCCAAGTTCTCTTTAATAGAACGGACAGCACTGGCTGCTCCATTTGGTAGGGATACCACAGGGTATTTACCTGACAGCACTTGGAACATACTCATGCAATCATACTCACCTTCGGTAATGCAGAGACGTTTGCCTCCACTCTTCCAAAGATGCTGACCCCATAAAGTAACACCGCGAGAGTTGCCCGACCAATAGAACTTCTTATCTGGACCTCTCAAATGCTGGGCTTTAATGCTGCCGTTGTCGTAGAAGTTTGCAATCTCAACACGTTTGTTGTTAATGTTTGCAATCTCGTACCCGTAACGACGGGCTGTTGACTCGCTGATACCTCTGTCATTCAGAGATACAATAGAGCCTTTGTAAGTTTTGAATTCTTTCTTTTCCAATTTAACTTCCATGTTTGTTTTATCACCTCTTTTGTAATAGCCACACGAATAACAATACGCATGACCGTCATCATATACCGCTAGATTATCCCCTGAGGTATCATTACCTAGGGACGCACATTTTGGACAACGCTCCCTGTGGGTAACTGCGCTGTCAGATTTTAACTGATCCATATACACTCCTTAGTAGACCCGATGGGAATCGAACCCATTACCTTTCGCTTATAAGGCGAACGCTCTCACCACGTATGAGCTACGAGTCCTTAACGCTCTCGGCAGGATTCGAACCTGCACTCTACTGATTAGAAGTCAGTTGCATTATCCGTTATGCTACGAGAGCAATAGCTCCGATGGGACTCGAACCCATACTGGAAGGATTTTAAGTCCTCTGCCTCTGCCATTGGGCTACGGAGCCAAGACTAGGAGCGGGGTATTTCACCCGCCCCTAGCGAGAGGTGTCACCCTATTCCAAGGGTGAAGTATCCCGGTTCATCTGGTGAAGCCCACTGTTTGCTAGCATAGACAGACTTAATCAGTGTATCGTCAACCCAAAGTTTACCATTCAGACTGTCGAAGATAGCCTTAACATAGTTGTCTATGTCTGGTTTCGGTTGGATTAACTTGGTTGTTTTAGGTCTAGTAACATACAGTTCCAGATCAACATGCATGATCCGATCAATAGGTTCAAAGTCTCCTAAGACTTCTTCAGCAACGTTAATCATATCTAACTTGAACTTTTTATATGGTCCAGTAAAATATGCACCGTGCCTAGATACCCTTGGTCTAGATGCTGCGACGGGACTGATAGGGAATGTAAACTCAGAAGGGAAGGTCATCTTCTTCTTGCTCCTCAATTACTTCTTGTTGCGAAGTGGATTGAGCAGCAACATAACCACCTTCAGTTGGGGTAAACCCATTATCTTCTGTAGCATTCTTCTCAATGATCTGCACACCATTAAGAAAGAAACTAACAGAGTTGTCACGATCAATGACAACAGGTGCAAGTTTCAGACGTACGACATCACCTGCGGTAGGCGTGTCATCGGTCTTGTTTGTTTGGGAATCAAGACACGGGAACTTCATGACGTTATCTTTGGCATAGAGTTTAGTCTTAGCCTTAAGGGTAATAGTGCCATCGTCATTGTCTTCCTTCATACCATTGATCTTCTTGGCTCCGAGATCATTCTTAATGGTATCCAAAGTGTTCTTGAGACTCTCATCAACAACTACAGTGATGTTGTGGTTGGAAGTATCTGCACCAAACTTATCGTCTGGCTTGTGCAAATGTGACCACTTAACGGTAAGGTCTTGGGTAATAAACTTAGACGCTTTCTTCATTAGATTCTCCTTGTTCTAACTCTTGGTTTCCTGCTTGTAAAATCTGGCTAATAGTTTCGTTAATGCTTCCGCTAATACCAGTCAACGCTTGATTGATATTGGCTAACATGTTAAGCACAACGTCGGTACGAATACCAGCGGGGAATGCTGGTTCTTGTACTTCTTCTTGCATTTCTTCGGACATTAAATCTCCATTACTTCTAAATAGGGATGACCATCAATAACAACTCCAGCAGACAACACTGGCTGCTTAAGGAAGTTCTTACCGTATCGCATAGCCACGTGATCCATGTCTACGCCACAGCCAACCTGCATCCCAAACACAGGCTCGCCGTATTGAGTACTATGCATTTCAATACCAGCACTCGAATGTAAATGCCCCATCACAAAGGACTGTCCTTGCTTAGAGGCAGCGGTACTTGCGGCGTTCGCTCCGCTTCTTCCAGTACCATGTGTGTAGACTACACCATCAATATTATGTGTGTAGTCCCAGAGCCATTTGGTATTCCACAATTCATTGTACTCTTTAAAATAGCACGGTGGAATACCTGCACCTTTGGCAAGACGATGAACTCTTTCATCATGATTACCAATACATACACAGGCATCAGGAAACAGACGCTTCCATTTCTGAATACCTTGTTTAATCTTTGCATATTCTTCCATAGCGGAAGGTGCTTCTGGATCTTTAGCATGAAACGAAATCGCATTGTGATCTACAACATCACCAATCAACACACACTCATCCGTTTTGTACTTACGCTTTACCTTCTTGATAAAGTCGTAGTAGTCAGGATGTTCTGCGGGTAAATGGATGTCTCCTACTACGAGTACTCTTGCCATTTCTTTGCTTCCTTTTAAAATCTTGCGACCACTGTACTGCTACAGGTGGAAGGTCATCTCTTTTACGTGACTCTTCTATCCGACTGCAACTTACAAATTGGTCATCGTCATTGGAATAATGTTTCCATTTATAATTATATGCTTCTACTGGTGCATACAAATTGATCTCTCTGTTCTTGTGTGCTACTTGCAACGAGTTCAGAGTAGGATCTTTGTTTGAATCGTAGACTCTACCATTCAAGTTTGGGTTTGGATTTTGATTTAACCATTCAGTTAACCAACCTCTCCCTTTGGTAGGATTAGATTGCTTCTGGTTCTTCGTCATCTAAATCTTCCTTTGGTAATACTATATTAATTTCTAGGTTGTTCTGCACAGGAAGACCTGCTTCCTCTAAAGACGCAACCAAATTATGGATGAAGATTTGTGATAGAGTCTCACTCGGAAATCCAAACGTAAGTTTCTTCTTGCCTTTAATCTTACTGGCAAGTTTGACTGTAGACTCTATTGCCTCATCCATACCGTGCTCTGATTCAATGTAATGAATCGTCACTTTCTAATCTCCCCAACATTAAGATCGTTCATTCTGAAGATCATACCTCTGGGGATATGTGTAATTGATCCGGTTTCGTTAGGACCAATGTGGCTTGTGATGATAATGTAATCAGGAGTTTCTCCAATTAGAAATCCTATAGACCTCATCAATGGGGGTGCGTGTTCTTCTACACACTCCTCTGCTTCTTCTGCTGACACCCAGCCCGGACCACCTGTGGTACAGGCATCATACCAATATACGATAACATTAGGCGAAGAAGTAATCTGATTCAAGAACGCACTCGATGTCGAGTGTTCCTCCCTGTGGGATGTCAGGGATCTCGACTCCGAGATCATACTCGATGTCTTCCTTGAATTGTTGAAGTAAGTTCTGTTTGTGCATTGCATAAAATTCTTCCTTTGTAAATGTTCTCATAGCATCAACATTAGGAGCATGACAACCAAATGAATCATGGATCATAGCATAGTCTTCGATACCGTGTTCAATCATTCTATGAATGGTACAGAACATATGACTTGCATCCAGTGAGTGAATAAAGTTGGGAGGTATTGCTTGGGACACAGCCTTTGCATCTACCTCGTTTGATGAATATGTGGAGAAGTTTAACTCCTTGTTATTGAACAAGGCAGCAAGGCTTCTCCTTTTGGTAGGCTTAAAGTAAGTATGAACCACCTTGAAACCAGATGGTACGTAGTATACTAGATGTCTGTTCATGTTACTAGCAATCTCAGACACTTTCTTTAAATAATCTTTACCCTTGTTTGGTAATGTTAACGTTGATGATAATCCCGATTGTATAGCACGGGCAAGTTCAACAACAGCACCACCTATTCTTTCTTTAGGAATCCAAGATAGATGTCCCTCTACTTTTACATACTTCTGTATGCCATAGAAAGTCAAGCCATAACTGTCACACATGGTTGAACGTTTAGTTACAGCACGATCAATACCATTATTCCAGTGAGACAAGAACTCATCACACCAAGGTATTTCTTTCTTATTGATCTTACAATAATCTGTAGTCTTATCTGCTACGAAGTCATAGAGATCTTTTGGATACTCAGAAGGTACAACGTTAGTAAGTTCAGCGTTCTGATAATCTTTCATGATAGCAGACCAGTGCTGCGTACCATTACACTTACCATCCATTTGTATATTAAGCTGAGTCATGCCATCCTCTCGGAACAATTCAAAGATGCTTGCTAGTCTTTGGAAACTAGGATTCTTCTTCTTCTTATCTGAGATCCATTCCTTGTTGGTGTAAGGATCTTGACTAACTCTTCTCAACATATCCATGTTATCATCGACCCACTTGACTCTATCCTTAAAGGGAATCTTATCCTGATCAAACAGGTTAGCAACATGTACCTTCAGCCAATACATACCACGTTCAGTTTGTGGCACAGCACGGGCAAACTTAATAAGTCCTCTATCAAAGTCAGAGCCTTGGCAAGATAATAATTCACAAATAGAATAAGCCCTACCTCTAAAGTCTAGAGTGTATGGCATGTACCAGAAGTCATACTCTTTTAGTTTATTAGCGAGAGAAAGACGCACTAACATTCTGCATCTTGCTGCTTCGCTTTTAAACCACTCGCCCCATACCTCTTCCCTTTCGGAACACCACTTTGCTTTCTCTTCTGGCGATCCCTTGTCTGGGAAGTTGTTGCTATAAGAGAAAGATTCAAAGTCAGATGGTGGTAAGTTTGCCAAGCATGAATTACTTTCAAACATGTTGGTCATTACATCCAAGACTTCTTTGTTGATAGTCCACTCTGTATTACCTAATGCGTTCAACCCATCAACCACAAGTTGACTAGGTTGTGAATACTTCTGCTCTTGTAAGACACCAAACTCATAATCAGAATTGTATCTCTGTACTAATTCTTTTCTAAGTTCTTTGTTCAAGTACCCACCACTACATGCCAGATCGTGTGGCACAGGTGGTACAAGCATTGGTCTATAGACAAGGAACTTTGTCTCAAGATCTTTGTGCTTCTTGTCTAAGATTTTTAAGATGTGTTCAGGAAACCCAAGGAATAATTTCTTCTTCCAAGTCTTTCCACCCTTGTATCTTTGGACATAAGATTCCACAACACCAGAGGTCATTGCAATACGAATCATATTGTGTCCAAAGTCTTGCCTCTGTTTAGAGGTGAAAGATTTAGGGTCTAAGTTATTTACTTTGTTGGAGAAAGCGATGCACCTTTTGGGTGTCCAGTTTTTTATAAACTTAGATTGTTTTCTCCAGTCTTCGCTATTAGTTTTTCTTGCTGACTGATATCCTATAATAGAAATAGTTTCTGTAGCAATACAGTTAGCAATACGCTGAGCGGTGGGGAGAGGGTAAGCAGGGTTTAGATACCCTGCTTCCCTGCTCTCCTTGAATATACCACTGTGTAACCACTCACGCATAAGAACACGAACAGTAAGATCAGCAATCTTATCAGCACCAATAGCCAGCAAAGGTATCAACCAATCAGGAGAGCGTGTGTTTTGACACACCTTATCAATCCATTCTTGGTAATGAGGAGCGAGTTGTTCTACAACCTGATCCAACAAATGCTGTTCGGGGAATCCCTCGTCAGGTGCTCGGTTATAATCCTTCCAATATTTATTAATAGACATATTGAAAGTTTCTTTCTCGAACGATTGTTGTTTTCTTATCCGTTGTTCTTGTTCTTCAAAGGATAAGTTATCCCATAACATAGTGCTTGTGCCTCCTTGTATGGGTATAACGTCCTGCTATATGGACGCAAGTGTAAGCGACTGTATGTTCAACATTATTCCGTCGCTAAGATAGATTGATCTGACATCCTGACCTAGCAGTTCTGCCAAAACAATTAGTACATCTTCATCGTAATACATTAGATAGCCATAGCGGTATTCATAACATCAACCGTACGCTCTGCATTACGTCCGAAGAAGTTATTATTAAACTTGCTCTCGCTTGTAGCCTTGCGACCACGGCGAGGATCTTTGTGCTGAATCCACTTGGTCACAGCGTTGGCTGCGTTCCATGCGGTAGCACCAGCGATGTCGTACTCACTGTCGAAGTTGTTTGCCCAGTGGGTAATAACTTCCATAGCACGTTCACGCTTCTCAACTCCTTCGTTGTCCAGTCCCCCATTGGTAGGAACAGGGATCGGCTCTTCAATACGAGCGTACAGATCAGTCCAGAATCTTTGGATCTGCTCGGAGTTCATTTGTTTATTAGCAAGAGATTCTACCTTGCTGTTGAAGTTATCTCTGATGGTATTATATTGAGCAACTGCTTGCTTTGCACCATGAATCTTAGAAGACATGTCGCCATTGTGTGTAATGCGAATCATGTTCTTACCTGAGGATCGAGACAGTGCCATGTTCAGCGTGTTAGAACATACGACTCGAACACTGGTAGGCAGGCAGGAGAATGCAAGAGTACCATCGTGGCTGTTGACCAGAAGCATATACTGTTCGACAACATCAACTCCATTCTTACCTGTAAAGAGTTCGTCCATCTTGATGGTGCAATAAATTCTTTTACCACCACGCAGAGAACCCATAGTTTCAACAACAGTTTCTTCGCCCGCAATTGCATAAGCAATCTCAGCAAGTTCACTGTTCTGCAACACTTTATAATCACTGCTGACAATACCAACAACAGATCCATCATCTGTTCTAATGTTAGCAACCTTATCAGCAATAGCAGATGAGTGCTCATATCCTGTTTTAGGATCAATATACATTGCATTCAAACTGTGTGAGGGAATAACATCCCAGTCAAGACCCGCCTTGCTCAACGCAGTACGAGGGTCCATTGTATCATCAACCACAGTACCAAGCCCATGCCATGCATGTTGTTGATAAAAGACGGCTGAATCATTTCTTTCCATTTCGTGTGCCATAAGTTTCCTTTCAAGAGTTTTCTGGCTTATATTCTTTTACTTCATATCTTTCTTTATCTTTATTTAGTTCTTCAACATAAGACATAGCCTGTCCTTTGTCTTTGAACTTTATAAAACTATGTAAATAATAGGATTGATCTACATCATCTTCGTGATCTTCATTGTACCAAGACTTCAGCAACAGATCCCATATAGCCCACCATCTCCTAGCCATTTAGGTTCTCCATCTTCTCCTCAAATTCTTCTTCAGTGATATAACCAAATGCTAGATCCCATCTCAGGTTCATTTCAGCACTGTTACATGAGGGAAGTCTTTGTGAATCTCCCTTGCCATTGCTAGATTCATTGTGATTATAAGGAACCCAGTCCTTTTGTCTGTGACCTTTGCCCATTTGTGAATGTTCTTTAGCACCAGATCTACGATCTTTCAATCGCTTTCTTTGTTCACGATTGAATTTATACTCGCCGTGTTCTTGTTCCATTTCCTGACCTACTTGTTGATGAATAAGATTTACGTTTACGCTTACTAGATTGTCTAGGCTTTCCACGTTTTATCCATCCAGCGATCACGCTTGAGTCAGTTCTCTTTGCCATTTGTTCTCCAATCTAGATCGTTTTGTAGCACAAGTTTTCTTTTACCTGTGTCAACTTCAAACACTACATACACCAGATCAGCATCATCGCCAATCAAGTATAAGTCTTCAACAATTCCTTTGGAACCATTGAAGTTTATAATTGAACCTATTGTATACTTCATTCTCTGCCTCCGTAAAGACCGGGATCATATTCGTATTCATTAGGTTCCTCAAAGAACTCATCGTTCTCAGGTAATACTTCCCTTGCAACGTCAATGTCTTCAAGTAATTTGATTCTCAGTTTCTTCAAGATACGTAAGAACCTTTGATGATAACATTGCTTGGTAGTATTCTCTTTATACTTTTCATTCAAGATGTCGGCAATTTCTTGCCATGAAAGTAACTCGTCTTTGTGTATAATTTTCTTAGCCATAATAGTCTTAGTCACAGGGGACCATGACTAAGACCTGTCACACTTTCTACTCTTGGCGATATGTATGCCTCAACCGAACCACTACTACCAACATCAGGATTTCGGTATCCTCTAATTAGTTTGAATTAGTTGCATAACCTTGAACAAAGTATTCCAAGTAGTAGTAATCATATACATCATTGTACTTACAACTCTTGAGCGAAGCCATCCATCCACCATATTCAATATCTAGTTTGGGATGATCGCCGTGATACTTTGTATCAAACCATTGTTCTTCAGCAGCGTTGTGCTCAATAGCAACAGTATACATTTTAGTTTTCACCATCGGGTGAAGACCTTCGATCTCACCTGTGGTATCGTTGAGTTCTTTATAAAGAGAAAACTCTAACGCTTCTTCTAGTTTTCGTTGTACGTCTTGCATCACTCATCCCACAATACTTCGTAGGCTCCCCTATTGGTAGAATCAGCAGCATCTTCCTCGTTCTTTGTCTGCTGATCGAACGATTCGATGTGATCTTGAATCGCACTTTGATCATTAGACTTGATAGCAATGCACAAGTCACGCCAGTATTCTTCGTAATCCATTAGTTATCTCCGTAATTTATTTCTTCGTAAATACAAAGCAAGAAAACCTATAGTTATTAGCACAGAATAAATACCCAATGCGTAGATATGAGTATCCATTTCAGCACTGTGAAAGAACCATATGTACCACAGCATTATTCTTCGTCACCGTGGTTGTGTTGCATCTTGTCCCAGTGTTCCTGTTCCAAAATCTCGTATGATTCATAATGATATTGCAAACGTTGGATTAGTTGTGGGATATCAATAGCACGCACCTTGAGTACGTCCTCTTCTCCCCTACAGAATCGGAAGTCATCGCATGATCCATGCCTGACTGTTGATTCATCTAGTGTGAGGTAATGCCAAGTTCTCATTCCGGCAGCCATCCTGCGAATCGCATGCCGGGTTCTTTGAAGAACCATTCATCAATCTCAATATTCCAATCACGTTCTTCAATGATCTCTATAATCTTATCGTAGATCACATGAGGTGGACCCCAAGGTGTATCATAACTACCTTCAAGGGTGATGTATTCTTTATCGTTCCAAGTTTCTTCTTCGATTGCAAATGCATAGTCGGACATGTCCCACTTGCATCCCCATGCTGCGGACTGAGCCTGAATCTGGTTGAAGTTAGTTTCATCCTTATCATACTCACCCACAGGAGAGATCTTCTGATAGACCAAACGATACATACCTGTATCATTTGGATCTTCATCGCAGAATTCCGAAAGGAATAGTTTCATATGCTCTTTTGATCCGTGCATACTTACGTCATTCATACACCAGTTAGGCATGGTCATCACCTCTTGCACAATCTTCGCCTTTAGTACAGGCATCTGGGTTATTAGGCGAAGGGCAATCCTTCGCATCACACAACATTAGTTTCTTGAGCCTAAGAATTTCTTCTTGTAACTCCTTGATCCGATCTTGTTTATCTCGACCAAGTTCTCTGTAGTCCTCAACATCCTTGAACATCTTACGTGTCAAAGCGTTGAAGAAGTCTGCCTTGCGTGTAGCAATGCAATCAATAATCCCGTTGATAAAATCATCAACCTTAGTGCAGCAATCATTTTTCAAAGCGTGGTTCACTTGATCAAGCACGGGTTCGTAGTCCATGTCCACACCTGTTGAGATTTTATAATCAATATCATCTAAGATATCTGACTTAGCGTATGAGATCTCATTCTCAATCTGATCTGTCACCTCATCTTTGAGTTCTTGCAACAGATCATCTTTGATTCCGTATGCGATATTTCGCAATTCATCATGATCAAAACTAATATCAGCCATCGTGATTCTCCTTGTTCTCTGGGTTCAATAACGTTTGTGCAAAGTCTTTTACAACTTCACGCAAATCTTTGTCTGAAAGTTCGCACCATTCCTCACACCAGTCCGTGACTGATCCTGATTCGGTGCATTGAAAGATCATGGTTTCAGTATTACCGTCTTCAGGTCGCTTGACCTTGCTGCAAAAGAAATAATTTCCTGCAATAAGATGTACCTCTTGGGTAATAAGATGCTCCGCGTCACCTGTGCAGGTGTAGCAGAATGTTTCGTTAGGATTTGTCGTAATCATAATCCTCTCCTATAAAAAGAACTTCCCTCCATACTTAGAGGGGTGAAAAACACACGCAAAACCTTTCGAT